TGCCTGCCGCAATCGCCGCAGCCCCTACCGCCGCGAACGCCGCAGCCATTGCCACGCCGACGCCCTTGACAACGGAGCCAAGCCCGTCGAACTTGTCGCCCGCGTCGTCCGCCTCGTCGGCGGAGTCCTTGACCTCGTCGCCCAGCTTGTCCGCGTCCTTGGCGGCGTCGTCCATCTCTGAGCCCATGCCGTCGATGGCGGCGTCGTTGTCCTTGACCTCGCGCTCCATCTTGATCAGCTCCGCCTGCGCGTTGTTGAGCTGAACCTGCCACGCTTGGGTGCGCTTGTCGTTCTCGCCAAAGGAGACGGAAGCGTTTTGCAAAGCGGCTTCAAGCTGACCGACCTTGTCCTTTTGCGTGACGATTTGCTTGTTGAGGACTTCGTTCCGAGCCGTCAGCGATTCCACGCTCTTTTCATTCGAGCCGAAACGCGCCGAGACGACGTTCATCTCGCTGCCCAGAACCTTGAACTGCGCGTTGATGTCCTTGATGGACTGCTTGAAGGCCTTTTCGCCGTCCAGTCCTATCCGTAGGCCAAAATCATCCGCCATTTGAGCACCTCCTTCCACAAAAAAAGAGACCGATTTCTCGATCTCAATAGAATAGTCACTTGTTATTGTTCATTACGTCCGCTGTAAATAAGGTTTTAGCATGTCGAAAAGCTCATACACAGCAGTTCCGGGCGAGCACTTTGAGGGACTCTTTGCTTTGTGAAGCTTTCGCAATTTCTTTGCGTTTGCCATGGCTGTATCTAATCTTGGCAGTAGAATATCAAACATATCATCTCTGTTCTTCTCATACTTTCCTTTCCCGCCATTTTCCAGATTCTTGGACAGATTCTCAATATATTGGGCACGGCATATGTCTGCGTGCATATAGTCATAATGGAGGAGGAACCATAACTCTATGCATTGGTTCGACCATAACGCATGGAATTGTGGTCCATCCTTTACGCTTAACGATGTGCATCTGTGCATTGTGTTATCAAAATCGTCTGCGGAAAAGTCATCCTTGTCATACACCAGCCAAATATGAGCGTAGGACGAGCATACTTCCTTGTCGTCTGCTACTTCTTGTAACAGCTTTAGACAACTGTACCCCATGCCTTGGATTGTAATGCTGCCGCGATACAGGCCTCCTTCCTCGGATTCGATGACATTTTTCATCGCTTCGAAGTATAATGGTTCGGTCTTAGTTCCCTCCGTTACAATGAGATGCCTTTGGGGAGGCTCCAGAATGGTTCGTCGGTTATCACGACTCTGCCGCCACTTTTTGTCCGCATCAGACTTTTTGTGTGGATGAAGGCTCATCAGATGCGCCCCCAGTCACTCATACATTGAAAGTACGGGGCAGCGCCATATCTTCCCTCTAAGTATTGTTTGTCGTATGCTGCGCCCGCATCGACCTTGGCATTCTTGGATGTCTTTATGTCATACAAGGAGTAGATTCTGCTAGACTCATCGCAGTCTCTATAGGCAAACCATATCTCATCCCGACGGAAAACCTTGTTACTCATCGTAGTCAAATCGTGCGATGTAAACCAGAGCTGCGCGCCCTTGGTGTTAATGGCAGGGTCATTATACAAACCAATTAAGTAGCGCAAAAGAGTAGGGTGCAGTTTCGCATCCATTTCATCAATGACAAGCAACTTTCCACCCAGAAGTGAGTTAATGAACAAGGGCAAAAGCTGAAACATTTTTCTCGTTCCGTCAGACTCGTCATCCAGCGAAAGCGAATACCGCTTGTTGTTGACCTGCCGAACAATACTTAGCCCCTTGATGCTTTTATCACTGTCATATATTGGTTGATAATCGACAACACAGCCATCTATTCCGCGCAATATATTGAGCATTTGCTCCTTCTCTTGCGGGCTGTCAATTACTCTGACAACAAGCTCGGCAATAGGGGAAGCATAGCTTTGAAGTATGCAACTCTCAAACCAATCGACAGCTTCGTTAATCTCCGCAACAGAGTATGTCGCAGCCACAAAAGACAAGAATGGCATCCTCTCGTTGACGGAGGTCGACACCTTATGACTTGACAAGGCCGAACCAAGCTCAATATTTGCATTCTCGCGCAAAAATATCTTTGCCGGTCGCTTCCCGCCAATGATACGGCGATGCAGACTCTCAAACACGACAATCCCGTCTTGTGTGCTTAATGCATAACGGAAATCCGCCCCCTTGCTGCGGAAGTAAACCTCGAAAGATGTAGGCTTTTTACTCTCTCCATTTGTAAAGGCAAATGGTGCACAGCCCTCATTATACATGCTGTCTATATTCGCGATGGCCTTATTTACAAGCAATATTGGACGCACGACCATTGATACCATGCAGATGAACGCACGGAGCAGGTTTGTCTTACCTCCACCATTTGGGCCATATACGACGGATACCGGAAGAAAACGCTTTGAGTCCATAGCGTCCACTATCAGTGTTTGGCTCAACTCCTCTGCGCACGATGCCTCAAAATCGAAAGTTGTTTCATTCCTATAAGAGCGGTAGTTGCTAAAGGTAAACTGACTTAACATAATTTTGTCCTCCATGGTCATTATATGAGCAGTTTAGCCACGTGTCAATATAAATATGCAAATATCAGAAAATATTTCTGAAATCATCACATTAAATTCGATTTTGAGTAATTATCAGTCAACGATAGTAACATCCTATATTCCTTCCGGTATCACATCGTCGATGTAGTAAGTGCGTTTCGGTTTACTTAGACCATTGAACTGCTTGTACACTTCCCACTGGTCGAGAAGGTGACCGATGGGCATGAGCCATACCTCCCGCTCCGAGCGATGGAGGAGGGACACCCCATAAAAGATGAGTCGGGCGAACAACTCTCCGTCATCCGCCCGATCTACCCGTTTTTTGAGCTTGCGTCCTCGCTCTCGACTTCACGCTTCGTCCCCTTGAACATGGCCGCCATAATCGCGTCCTTGTACACGGCGAGATCGGATGGGGTAGTGAGAAGCTCGACCGTTTCCTCCGAGAGCAGCTCCTGCTTGTCGTTGGGGTTGTTAAAGTTGTGGATCTGTACGCCCTGATTGCACAAAAGGCAGATCAACCAGACGATCTCGTCCAGAGCCTGCTCTAAGTCCTCCGAACCGGAAAGCCCCTCGGTGTTCTGGCGGCTTCCGGCGGTGCAGGCACGGGCGTAACGACCGCGGCTGCCGCTGCCATTACCGCGGATGAGCTGATCGACCTTTACTACGCGCTCCTCAGCCCCTACCGCAAGAATGCGGTGTGGATCTTGAACGACGCGACCATCAAGGCGATTCGCAAGCTCAAGGATTCCACGGGTCAGTACCTCTGGCAGCCTTCGCTGACCACAAGTACCCCTGATACCATTCTCAACCGGCCTGTGTACACTTCCGCCAACATGCCCACCATCGCGGCGTCGGCAAAGACCGTCCTGTTCGGCGATCTTGGCTACTACTGGGTAGCCGATCGTCAGGGGCGTTCCTTCAAGCGCCTCAGCGAGCTGTACGCGCCCAATGGGCAGGTGGGCTTCCTGGGCTCTCAGCGCGTGGACGGCAAGCTGATCCTGCCCGAGGCCGTGAAGGTTCTGGTGCAGAAGGCGTCCTAAGCGAAGAAAGGAGGCGGCAATGGAGAACTTACTGGCAAAGGTCAAGGCAAACCTCATCATTGAACACTCGGCTGACGACGCTCTGCTGACGCGCTGCATTGCCGCCGCCACAGCTTACGCGGAAGGGTATCAGCATCTGGGGCAGGATTACTACGCCGCAAACGACGCATCGCCCAACACGGAACACGCCATCGTCATGCTGGCAAGCCACCTGTATGAGTCGCGGGACGGCTCTACGGGCGGCTTCTTCTCGGATAACGTGCAGGCGGGACAACAGGCATGGGCGACCGTGAATCTGCTGCTGCAGCTGGACAGGGAGTGGAAACCATGAGCTTTGGAAAGATGACCTCAACCATACAGCTCATTCGCACGGTGAAAACCACCGACAGCGAGGGTTTCTCCACAACCACGGATACGGTGCTTGCAACCGTTCACGCTTACCGTGAGCAAAAGAACATGAGCGAGAAATGGCGAAACAGCACGGTCTTTCAAGAGGCGACTACGCTGTTTCGCTTTCGGAATGTGCCGAACGTGACGGTGGATACGACCCTTGTGATTGTCTCCGACAGCGTGCGGTATGACATTATCTCCGTGGAGGACGTCCGCAACAGAGGAATGTACTACGAGGTGTTCGCCAAAAGTACGGAGGCGTCCAATGGCTGACGTCAGCGTGAAGATGCCCGAGGAATTCATGAAGCGGCTCGCCACGATCGGCGAACGGCAGGATGAGATCGTCGCAAGCGCGTTGGAAGCGGGCGCGGAGGTACTGGAAAAGCGGATGCGGTCCGCGCTCTCCTCGGTGGTGGGCAAGGGTACGAAGTATGACTCACGCTCAACCGGAGAGCTATTATCCGCTCTTGGCACATCGCCCGTTGGCCGCGACCTAAAAGGGCAGAACAGCAACATCAAGGTAGGCTTTGCGGAGTACCACAGCGGCGGCATGAGCAACGCCATGCTGGCCAACATCATCGAATACGGCAAGAGCGGACAGCCGCCGAAGCCTTTTGTAAAGGCGATGAAGTCCTCCGCCAAGGCCGAGGTGGAAACCGCCATGCGGCAAAAGTTAGAGGAGGAGTTGAGCAAGATATGAGCATTCTTTCCGAACTTATGGTTGTGGCGGCGGCGGTAGACCTTCCCACAGAAACTGCGGCCTTCACCGAACCCGCGCCCGACTGTTATCTCATCCTAACGCCCATTGTGGATACCTATCCCCTGTTTGGGGACAACGCGCCGCTTGTAGATGTAAACGAGGTGCGGCTGTCGCTGTACTGTCGGGGCAATTACCTCGAAACAAAAGCCGCGTTAGAGACGGAGCTTCTGTCGGCGGGCTTTACCATTACGGACAGGCGGTACATCGGGTATGAATCCGACACCAAGTACCACCACATCGCCATTGACGTGGCGAAACACTACAATATTTAGATTTTGGAGGATACCAATATGGCAACAATCGGTTTGGACAAGCTGTACTACGCAGAGATTACCGAGGACGCAAGCGGCAACGAAACCTACGGAACTCCGCAGGTGTTGGCAAAGGCCATCTCAGCCGATCTCTCCGTAGAGCTTGCAGAAGCGATTCTTTACGCCGACGATGGCGCGGCGGAGATCGTGAAGGAGTTTAAGAGCGGTACGCTCTCCCTGGGCGTGGACGACATCGGGACGGACGCGGCGCAGGATCTGACGGGCGCAACGCTTGACACAAACGGCGTACTCATCTCCGCCGGCGAGGACACGGGCAACCCCGTGGCGGTAGGCTTTCGGGCGCAGAAGTCCAACGGCAACTACCGCTACTTCTGGCTTTACAGGATCAAGTTCGGTCTGCCCGCCACCAACCTTGCCACCAAGGGCGACAGCATCTCCTTCAGCACGCCCACCATCGAGGGCACGGTCATGCGCCGCAACAAGGTGGACGGCAACGGCAAGCACCCGTGGAAATCCGAGGTCACCGAGGGCAATACCGGCGTAGTGGCGGCAACCATATCGAGCTGGTTCACCACCGTCTACGAACCCGACTACACGGAGTAAGGGGTAACACATGGAAGATAGAGCGGCGAACATTACAATCGGCAATCAGGATTTCACAATGGTTCTAACCACCCGTGCCACCAAGGAAATTGCCAAGCGTTACGGCGGGTTGCAGAACCTTGGCGACAAGCTCATGAAGTCGGAGGACTTTGAGCAGGCGCTGGACGAGATCGTCTGGCTGATCTGCCTTTTGTGCAATCAGGGCGTACAGATCCACAACTTCAACAACCCCAACGACAAGCAGGAGCTGCTCTCGGAGGAAACGGTCGAGCTTTTGACCACGCCATCCGACCTCGCCGTGTATAAGGACGCGATCATGGCGGCTATGTTCAAGGGGACGAAGCGTGAAGTCGAGAGCGAGGACGCAAGCTCAAAAAACGCGTAGGTCGGGCGGATGACGGAGAGTTGTTCGCCCGACTCATCTTCTATGGCGTATCTCTGCTCCATCGCTCGGAGCAGGAGGTATGGCTCATGCCCATCGGCCATCTTCTTGACCAGTGGGAAGTGTACAAGCAGTTCAACGGCCTAAGTAAGCCGAAGCGCGCTTATTACATCGACGATGTGATACCGGAAGGAATATAGGATGTTAAAAACTACTCAATTGGTTCTCCCAGTTTGTAGGAAACCCTATGTGCCAAAGCGTGATGTCTTCCTGATACTCCTCAATTAGTGCTCTTAATGGGATAACGATATGCGACACCCACTTTGCCCTATCGGGATATAGTGCCTTGAGAGCGAGCAAAGATGTATATAAACGGCGTGCGGCTTTGGGATCGGAAGAAGGAATATTTGCGGGAATAGCTGAGAAAACACGATAATACAGACGTCCGTAATGAGCACAGATATTCCTCAAATCGGTGCAGCATCTTAGCCAGCTCGTTACATTGGTATATGTTGTGGAATACAACTCTTTAGCAAGCAACTTCTGATCTTGAATCTGTAAATCAGAAAAGAAATATGACAGCATTCCGAATGTAAAAAGCTCGGTTACAACCCATAAAGGAAACTCTCCGTTGTACTTTTGCATGTGATGTCTCACAAACAGAACTTGCTTATTGTTGTCAATTTCTCTTTTGACGGCTTCCATGAATCTGGCATGGTTGTGTCTTCCATTGAAGTTAACCGCATCCATGTATCCGAGCGAACCATATTTATGCGCATGGAAATAGGATAACTGCGACCGTAGATTTATCTCGACTTCCTCGACTGCAGAAAACAAAAGTTGGCGCAATTTGCGATCAAACTCATAAATGCGGTACACGGTTTCAAATTTCGTGTAGGGGGCGTAGCGTTTGTCCGCTCCTGTAAACGGTAAAAAGTAGGCAAGAAAACGATAATACCCAACCCTCGACAATACCTCTTGGGCATATTGAGGATCTTCTACAATGCAACCATGCTCGATCAATTTAGCAAGCTGTTGATCATAAGTAGCAGGACTCTTGACCATGTTGTCCCCCTCTGATAAAAAACGTCCCCCACTGGGACACATCACACATTTCTGTGGAGAGGTGCGGGGGGTCCTGTTACTTTCATTATACGCATTTCTTTAAAAAATGCAACAATTTTTGTTCATTTAATTTAACTTTTTTGTAAGGAGGCGGCGTATGGCGGATGATTTTGGCCTACGGATAGGACTGGACGGCGAAAAGGCCTTCAAGCAGTCCATCAAGGACATCAACGCGCAGTTCAAGGTTCTGGGCAGCGAGATGAACGTCGTCTCGGCGCGCTTCGGCTCGAACGAAAAGAGCGTGGAATCGCTGACGGCTCGGAACGAAGTCCTCAACAAGCAAATCGTCACGCAAAAGGACAAGGTCGGTCAGCTTGAAGCCGCCTTGCAAAACGCTTCCGTCTCCTTTGGCGAGAACGACAAGCGCACCCAAGCGTGGCAGGTTCAGCTCAACAACGCGCAGGCGGAGCTGATCAAGATGGAGCGCGAGGTCAAGGACAACGATGCCGCCATCGACGGCATGGGCTCAGAGATGGACGACGCCGCCAAGGACGCGGACAAGCTTGGCGACGAGGTCAAGGACTCCGCCGACGAGGCGGACAAGGCGGGTGGCAAGTTCGACGGGCTTGGCTCCGTTGTCAAGGGCGTCGGCGTGGCAATGGCTGCGGCGTTCGCGGCGGTAGGGGCTGCGGCGATTGCTGCAGGCAAGGCGCTCATCGACATGACCCGCGAGGGCGCGGCATATGCGGACAGCGTCATCACGACTTCCACGCAGACGGGCATCGCCACCGACAAGCTGCAGGGCTATATGTACGCCGCCGAATTGGTGGATGTGTCCACCGAGACGCTCACAAAGAGCATGGCAAAGCAGATCAAGTCCATGAAGGCCATACAGGACGGCACGAAAACGTCCGTCGAGGCTTACGATAAGCTGGGCGTGTCTGTGCTAAATGCCGACGGCAGTATGCGCGATTCGGATACGGTGTACTGGGAGGTCATTGAAGCCCTCGGCAACGTGGAAAACGAGACCGAGCGCGACGCGCTGGCCATGACCATCCTCGGCAAGTCGGCGCAGGAGATGAACCCACTCATCGAGGCGGGCGCAGGTCGTATGCAGGAGCTTTCTGAGCAGGCGCAGGCGGCGGGATATGTGCTTGGAGACGACCTGCTAAACGCCTACGGCGCTCTGGACGATCAGATCCAGTACCTGATGGTTGGCACGACCGCCGCAAAGAATGCGCTCGGCACGGTGCTGCTGCCCGCGCTGACCGACCTTGCCACCGAGGGCGTTTCTTTGC